TCAATAAAAAAAGATATAAGGCAAAAAAGCACAGCAGAAGTCATGAGATAGACGGACAAAGCACAGGTTTTGCAAGAGAAGGATGAACAATTACATACTTGAGTATTACCAACAGATAAAAGAGGGGAGCATCCTTGTTGGTAAGTGGATTCTGATGCTCTATGAATGCATAGTGCATGGAATTGAAGAAGGAAAATACATATACGATGCCAAGAGGGCCGACAAAGCGGTCAAATGGATAGAAAGATACTGTCATCACACAGAGGGGCCTTTAGCACCTGACAGGATACAGCTTGAATTGTGGCAAAAGGCAATGTTGGCCTGTATGTTTGGCCTGATAAACCCAAAGGATGGCAAGAGACAGTTCAGGGAAGTGTTTCTTGTTGTGGGCCGTAAAAATGGCAAGTCATTGTTTGCATCAGCAATTGCAAATTACACATTCTTTGAGGATGGAGGCTTTGGCACAAGGGTGTACTGTGTTGCGCCAAAGCTTGACCAGGCGGATATCATTTACAATGATGTGTGGACAATGATAACCCTTGAAGAAGAGTTACTTCAGAACAAGGAACATCCAAAAGAGAACACGGCCCGGCACAGGATGACAGACCTGTTCATTGAAAGTTCCAATTCTACTGTCAAGAAGATCGCATTCAGCGCAAAGAAGTCAGATGGTTTCAATCCGTCACTTTGCATCTGTGATGAGGTGGCCTCATGGCAAGGCAATGCCGGTTTAAGGCAATATGAAGTCATGAAATCCGGCATGGGCGCAAGGCCTGAAGGTTTGATGCTTTCATGCACCACATCAGGCTATCAGAATGACAGCATATTTGATGAATTGGTCAAGAGGGCAACAAGGTTTTTACTTGGTGAGAGCAAGGAACAGAGGCTGTTGCCGTTCCTGTACATGATTGATGATATTGACAAGTGGAATGACATCAATGAATTACGCAAGTCAAATCCAAATCTCGGTGTGTCTGTTCCTGTGGATTATCTTCTTGAGGAAATTGCCATAGCAGAAGGGTCACTTTCTAAAAAGACCGAGTTCATCACAAAATATTGCTGTCTGAAACAGAATTCATCCACAGCATGGCTTTCCACACAGACAGTTGAAAAATGCATGGGCGAGGAATTGCACATTGAGGATTTTGCCCACAGCTACTGTGTTGGAGGGTTAGACCTTTCACAGACAACAGACCTGACATCTGCCTGTGTTGTGATTGAGAAAAATGGCATCCTGAATGTGTTCAGCAAGTGTTGGCTGCCATCAGAGAAAATACAAGAGGCCACGGATCGTGATGGTGTGCCTTATCAATTATACATAGAGCGTGGCCTTCTTGAGCCTTCAGGTGAGAATTTTGTTGATTATCATGATTGCTTTAATTGGTTTACAGACCTTGTTGAGCAATTTGAAATTCTGCCTTTGGTCATAGGATATGACAGATACAGCGCACAGTATTTGATTCAAGACCTACAAGGTTACGGATTCAAGTGTGATGATGTTTACCAAGGTGACAATCTTTGGGGTGTCATGCAAGAGGCCGAAGGCCTGATGAAAGACGGAAAGATTTGCATTGGAGACAATGACCTGTTGAAGATGCATTTTTTAAATAGTGCGGTCAAAATGAGTACAGAAAGAGGCCGAGGCCGATTGATTAAAATCTCACAGACAGCACACATTGACGGAATGGCAGCGTTACTTGATGCGCTGACAGTTCGGCAGAAATGGTATGCCGAATATGGCGAACAGTTAAAGAATGAGGGATAACTACATGAGTTTATTCACAGTATATAGGCACACTTCACCTGATGGTAAGGTCTATATAGGGATAACTTGTCAAAAGCCTGAAGAGCGATGGAAAAAAGGAAAAGGCTATAAAAACAATCCTTATCTTACAAATGCGATTCAAAAGCATGGGTGGGATAATTTCAAACATGAGATTTTGCACGAAGGATTGACGGAAGAACAAGCCAAGGCAATTGAAGTTGATTTAATAAGATTGCACCATGCAACAAATCGCATATATGGCTACAACATAACCGAAGGTGGAGATTGTAGTTCAGGCATGAAAGGGAAACATCACAGCGAGGGAACAAAGGCAAAGATGAGCGCATCGCATTCAGGATTCAAACACACAAAAGAATCAAGGGCAAGAATGAGCGAGGCGCAAAAGGGCAGAGAGATAAACGAAAAGCAAAAGAAGGCTGTTTCAAAAGCAAGGTCAATGCCTGTCATGTGTGTTGAAACAGGTGTCATTTACCACAATGCACATGATGTTAAGAGATTTCTTGGAATCAATCCTTCAAACATATATGAAGCTTGTAAGGGGGTTGGTTATAGAAAAACAGCCGGAGGTTTCCATTGGAAACGAGTAGCAATAAGCGAGGTATAACATAATGTCATTATTTACAGACATATTCAGACCTGACAGGAAACAGCAGAATGCGGTGAGGGGTGCGGAGATTTTTAAGACCCTGACACCTTACAAGCCTGTGTTCCACACTTGGCAAGGGTCAATTTATGAGAGTGAGCTGATTCGTGCAGCAATCTATGCGAGGGCAAGGCACATCAGCAAACTGAAATTTGATACAACAGGGGTTGCCAAACTTGGCCTTCAGAGCAAACTGAAACAAGGGCCGAATCAATGGCAGACATGGCCACAGTTCCTGTCAAGAACATCAACGATACTTGACATCCACAACACGGCATTCATTGTTCCTGTGAAGGATAAGAGCCTCACAACAACAGGATATTTCACAGTATTGCCGACAAGGTGCAAGGTGGTTGAATACAATGATGAATTGTGGCTGCGGTATGAGTTCACAGGCGGTGAGATCGGTGCGGTGCGCCTTGATGAATGTGTGATACTGACACAGCATCAGTATAAGCGTGATTTCTTTGGCGAGACCAACACAGCACTTGACCCAACATTGAAAGTCATTGACCTGAACAAACAGGGCATTGAAGAGGCAATCAGAAATGGTGCGACATTCAGATTTTGGGCCAAGATGAACAATTTCACCAAGGATGCCGATTTGAAGAAAGAGGCTGACAGATTCGGCTCATTGGCATTCGGTGAAGATTCTGACGGAATGTTGCTGTTCCCAAACACATACACAGACATTCATCAGTATGAGAACAAGCCATTCACAGTTGACCCGGCACAGATGGATCAAATCAATCGGTCTGTATATAACTATTTTGGGGTCAATGAGGATGTCCTTCAAAATAAGGCATATGGTGATTCATGGGCAGCGTTCTACGAAGGCTGTGTTGAAGTGTTTGCTATTGCTCTTTCAGATGGTCTTACAAAAGCCATGTACACAGAGCGTGAGAGGGCAACAGGCAACAAGGTTATGTTCACTTCAAACAGATTGCAATACATGAGCAATGCCGACAAGTTATCGGTTGCAGCGCAGCTGACAGACAGAGGTATTTTCAGCATCAATGAGGCAAGGGAAGTGTTTAATCTGCCTCCTGTGGAAAACGGAGACATCCGCACCATCCGTGGTGAGTACAAGAATGTGAATGATTTGGAGGAAACACCAAATGAGTAGAGAAAGAGAATACAGAAACATGACTTTTGAAGTCAGACAGGATGGCGCAGAGCCATCTTTTTTAGTTGAAGGATACGCATCCACCTTTGAGCCATACAAACTGTTTGAGCTTGATGGTGTGCCTATCTTTGAACAGATTGAGCCGACAGCCTTTGACAATGCCGACATGACGGATGTTGTTTACCGCATTGACCATGAAGGCAGAGTGTACGCAAGAGCAAGTGCCGGAACAATCACATTGGATATTGATGAGCATGGTCTGCATCATATCACAGACCTGTCAAGAACATCGGCATCAAGGGCGCATTTTGAGGACATTGAGGCCGGTAATTATCCGCAAATGTCATTTGCCTTCACAGTTGATGAAGAGCATTTTGACGATGCGAACAAGACAAGGATCATTGACCGCATAGGAAAGGTTTTTGATATTAGTGCGGTTAGCTTTCCGGCTAACCCAACAACAGAGATTCATGTGCGTGACCATTTCCACGGAGTGATGGAGGCGGAGAAGGCTGCCGAGGCGGAGAGACTTCAGGCAGAGGAAGAAAGGCGGAGAGACCTTGAACGCAGAGACAATCTCAAGAAGAAGATTCAGGAGGTTATTACCAAATGACATTGGAAGAATTGAAAGAAAGGCTTTCAGCAATTGATGCAGAGCTGTCTGACATCGTGGATGAGCTTGAGCCTGAAGATGCTCCTGAAGAAGAATCGGCAGAAGAGACCGAAGAGGAAAGAGCATCCACAGAAGAGCTTGAGGCAAGAAGTGCCAAACTGATGGAAGAGAGACAGACCATCATGGCAGAGATTGAGAAGGCCGAGGCAGCCATTGCCGAAGAGAAGAGGGCAATGGAAGAAGTTATTGCTAACAAGACCACAAAAGAAATTGAGAAGAGAGAGGAAGAAACAATGGCTGATATTGAAATCAGAAACACCAAAGAGTACATCAATGCTTATGCAGAGTACATCAAGAGTGGAGACAATGCAGAATGCCGTGCGCTGCTGTCAGAGAATGCGACAGGTGGCACAGTTCCTGTTCCTGAAATGGTCTATGACATCGTCAAGACCGCATGGGAGCGTGAAGGCATCATGGCGAGAGTTAAGAAGGCCTATCTGAAGGGCAACATCAAGGTGGGATTTGAGATTTCCGCATCCGGCGCAACAGTACATGAAGAGGGTGTTGCGGTTGATGAAGAAACGCTTGTCCTTGGTGTAGTAGAGCTCCCGGCCAAGAGCATCAAAAAGTGGGTTTCCATTTCTGATGAGGCACTTGACCTGTCAGGAGAGGCATTCCTTCAGTACATCTATGATGAGCTGACCTATCAGATCGCCAAGAAGGCAGCGGATGAGCTGATTGCTCTTATCAAGGCTGCCGGTACGGCATCCACCACAACGGCTGTGGCTGTTCCGGCTATCAAGGTGACCACAGTTGGCATGGATACTGTTGCACAGGCAATCGCACAGCTGTCTGATGATGCAGCTAACCCTGTTGTCATGATGAACAAGCTGACATGGGCAGAGTTCAAAAAGGTACAGTACGCAAACGGATACGGCGCAGACCCATTTGAGGGCCTTCCTGTTGAGTTCAACAACACCATCACGGCATACAGCGCAGCCACCACAGGTGTGCCTTATGTCATCGTTGGTGACCTTGAACAGGGCGCACTCGCAAACTTCCCGAATGGCGAGGATATTCAGTTCAAGTTTGATGAGAACACCCTTGCGACATCTGACCTTGTCAGAGTTATCGGCAGACAGTTTGTCGGCCTGGGAATCGTTGCACCAAACGCATTCTGCAAGGTTACCAAGTAACAACGGATGATTATTGAGTGGAGGCAAGAATCATGAAGAAGATACTGATTGCTGTACCATGCATGGACATGGTGAGTGCGAGATTCGCACAGAGTTTGACCACATTGAAGAAGGTTGATGATTGCATTGTTTCATTCATCATCGGCTCTTTGATTTACGATTCAAGGAACAGGTTGGCGGAATATGCTGTCAGAATTGATGCTGACTATATTTTATGGCTTGATTCAGATATGACATTTCCGCCTGATGTTCTTGAGCGCATGATGAAGGTGCTTGATGAACATGAAGAGATAGATGTCCTGTCAGGCCTTTACTTCAGAAGGGCAGCACCTTTTACACCTGTCGCATTTGATGTGCTTGAAACAGATGAAAAAGGTGAATTGCACTTCACAAATATGGACACCATTCCTGAAGGTATCAGAGAGGTGGCCGGATGTGGTTTTGGCTGTGTGCTGATGAAAACGGATTGCCTCTTTGACATTGCCGGGAAGGAAGGGCCTGTGTGGTTTTCACCTTTGGCAAATGTCGGTGAGGATTGTGCTTTCTGTATGAGGGCGAGAAAGTACGGATACAAGATTTTCATTGATCCAAGCATAGAATTCGGGCATATGGGTTATGCAGCCGTGACAAGGGGATTCTATGAGGCAACAAAATTGGAGGAGGCCAAATAAATGGCATTAATTGATACATGCAAAAAGGCATTGAGAGTGACAACAACATCCTATGATGATGAAATCAACAATTATATCAATGCAGCAAAATTGGATTTGGGCATTGCCGGTGTGGCATCAGATGTTGTTACCACAACAACACCTGACAGCCTTGTGACAACAGCAATACTGACCTATGTGCGGATGAGATTTGGCGCACCTGACAATTATGATGAATTAAAAGCCTCATATGATGAACAGAAGGCACAGCTGCAAAACGCAACAGGTTATACAGTTTGGGGTGTGAACAATGAGTGATGTTCTTACTTTGGTTTCACAGACCATTACTGTTGATGCCTATGGCAATGAATCCGCACAGGAATCAGAGCGCACCATTCTGTGTGAAGTTGATTCTATCACGCAGAGTGAATTCTTTGCAGCTGCCGACACAGATTTGAATCCTGAATACAGATTCACCATTTTCTTTGGTGATTATCAGGGTGAAGAAATCTGCAAGTTCAATGGTCAGCGTTATGCCATATACAGGACATACAGAACAGGTGATGACCTTGAGCTGTATGTTGAAAGGAAGATAGGCGCATGAGCAATATGAGAGTAAGGCCTGAACAATTTGAGGCAGCAATGCGGAAAGTCATGCTTGAGGCCGGAGACCATGTCTTTGAAGTTGTTGAATCTTCAGCAAAGGATACTGCAAGGCAGACAACATCAGACTTAAAGGGAAGTGCGCCTTCAGGCGGTCAATACGGCAGAGGATGGTCACATAAAAAGCAGAGCAACAGAAGAACAGCTTTCTCTGAAACAGTTTATAACCGAATTTATCAGCTTACACATTTGCTTGAAAAGCCTCATGCCACAGGGCATGGCGGTCACTATCCTAAAAACGCAGACTATACAGGCACAATTGCAAGAGTAGAAGAATCAAATTCAGAAAGATACATGAGGGAGGTGTTGGGTAAGTTATGACATTGAAAGAGATCGCAACAATGGTTTCATCAATCGGTTATCCGTACAGGTACAGCCATTTTAGTGAAACACCAACACCACCTTATGTGGTTTTCTATTTTCCATCTGAAACTGACCCACACGCAGATAATTCAAACTACATCAACAAGAGGCAGTTCTTTGTTGAATTGTACACCAAGAAGAAGGATGATTCAGCGGAATCCGCTGTTGAATCTGTTCTCAAATCAAAGGGTCTGTCATGGTACAAGCAAACAGATTTTCTTAATGACGAAAAGTTATTTCAGACCACCTATGAAATGGAGGTATTAATAAATGGCGAATAAAGTTCAGTACGGCCTTAAAAATGTGTACTATGCATCGGTCACAGTTGGCACAGCATCTGTAACCTATGGCACACCTGTATCATGGCCGGGTGCGGTCTCACTTTCCCTGTCAGCGGAAGGAGACACCAATGATTTCTATGCCGACAACATCAAATACTTCACGGCTATTGCCAACAACGGCTACAGCGGTGATTTTGAATCGGCTATGATCCCGGATTCATTCCTGACAGACATCATGGGTGAAACTGTCGGCACAGGCGCAAAGACCGGCATGATGTATGAACACGCAGATGTGCAGCCGAAGGCTTTTGCATTACTCTTTCAGTTTGAGGGAGATGAGAACGCAACAAGATATGCGCTGTACAATTGCAAGATGGCAAGGCCTGACATTGAAAGTTCCACCACAGAGGATGGAATTGAAGTTCAGACAGTAAGCGGTGAGATCACGGCATCACCAAGAGCCTTTGACAACATCGTCAAGGCAAAGTGTGCCAACACGGCATCCACAGCTTACACAGGTTGGTTTACCACAGTTCAGGACTAACATAAGCATGAAGGAGGCAAAATCATGTTCAAGACAATAGTAATAGACGGAAATGAAATGGAGTTCGCAGCAAACGCTGCGACTCCTTTTCGCTATAAACAGGTATTTAAGGCTGACCTTTTTGCGATTTTAGGGAATGAGCAGAAGGCAGAAGAAGAGGGCGCAGAGGCTGTAACAAGATTGGCTTACATCATGCACAATCAGGCAAAAAAGGCCGACATGGGCAAGTTGAATGAAGATGATTTCATCGCATGGCTTGAGGGTTTTTCTGCAATGGCATTCATCAACACGGCAGAAGAAATCATCAATGTGTATATGGATTCAGCGGAAGGAACAGCCACACCCTAAAAAGAAACAGAGACAGACCACAAGACAGATGACAACAGGGTTATTCATGTTGCGCTGTAAGGAATTGGGCCTGTCAGTAGATGAATTGGAAACAATAGACTATGGCCTTGTACAGGATATGCTGACCGAAAGGGCAAACGATGAATATGAATATCCATACAAGGCAAGTCAACAAGACTTTGACAAGTTTTGAGGTTATATAAATGGCCGGATTTATAAAAGGAATCACAATTGAATT